GCACCGATCGCTCTCATTCATGATTCTGTATTGTGTCGTGCTACCGACATGTCTACTCTCAGTTCAATTGTACGAGAGACATATATGCACCTCTTCGCAGAACATGATTACTTGCGAGACTTCGCTCACCAAATAGGAGCGGAGACAGAACCACCGATCATCGGAGATCTGGAACCAGAATCCGTTATTGAATCCACTTACTTTTTTTGTTAATGCCACGTACTATCCACAAAACTGAACAGCCTGTTGTCCTTGAAGGTTATCAAGCTGTACTGAAGCCAAGTAAATTTGGCTACTCCCTTGCTGCTATTGTCAGTGAGGAAATGATTGACGCTCTTGAGAATGATCGTAACGAATCAATCCAATGGGCACAAACTAAACTGAAGAATCCAAAACGTTCTACGTTAAAGCCTGAACCTTGGGAAGAAGTTTCTGAAGGTAAGTACAAGATCAAGTTCTCTTGGAATGAAGATACAAGACCTCCTGTTGTAGATACAGAAGGGACACACATCACAGATGAAGATACACCGATGTATTCTGGTAGTCGTGTTAAACTTGCGTTTTATCAGAAGCCATACATTCTCCGTGATGGTGTAACGTATGGTACAAGTCTTAAACTTGTTGGTGTTCAATTGGTGTCGCTTAATGCAACCGCTGGTGTAGATACTGGTGACATGAACGCTGATGATGTTGCTGCATTGTTTGGCAAGACTGAAGGGTTCAAAGCTAGTGAACCAAATGTAACTCCCACCCAAGAAACTGAAGATGATTTTTGAAAAAAGGATTGAAGACTGATGGCATTTCGTTCCAAGCTAGAAGAACGGGTAGCTGATCTTCTTGTTGAGCTTGGAGTGAAGTATGAGTATGAAACCGTTAAGGTTCCTTATGTCATTGAACATGTCTATACTCCAGACTTTATTCTACCTAATGGTGTTCATTTAGAATGCAAAGGTTACTGGGAATCTGATGACCGTCGTAAGATCAAGGCAGTTAAAACACTTAACCCTGATCTAGATCTACGTATGGTCTTCCAGGCTCCCTTCAATACAATCAGCAAGAAATCAAAAACCACGTATGCAAAATGGTGTGAGAAACACGACATACCGTGGACTTCCTTTACTAACATTCCACTACAATGGCTTCTATAAAATACGGTACACCCGAGTATTACAAAGTACAATTTTTGGACTTTATGGCTGATGCACAAGCTGATATGCCTGAATATGGTGAAGCAATTATCAAAGGGTTTCTATTGGCTTTAGATGATTGGGCACAGTATCATACAAAACAAGCAACACATTATGGAGACCTCCAAGAGCGAGTTCATCAGGCACTCGGAGTGTCTTAATTGTGGGTCATCTGATGCAAACAGTGTTTATTCAGATGGCCATGAGTATTGTTTTGTATGTCATCATTATGTTCATGGTGATAATCAATCATTACACATTCATCAAACCAAAAGTGTGCAAATACTAGGTTCAGCCGAACGGCTGCAAAAACGAAACATATCTGAGAAGGTATGTCAACAGTACAAAATCTACCGTGATGGTAATCGGCTTAGGTTTTACTATCATGACAGTTCCGGCGTACCTATTGGCGCTAAGATAAAAACAAAGGACAAACGATTTAGCTATGAAGGGCAAACAGATGGAAGCTTCTTTGGACAACATTTGTTTCCCAGCACTGGAAAACGAGTCGTTATTACTGAAGGAGAACTCGATGCAGCTTCGTGTTACGAGGCTATGCCGGGGTGGCCGATGGTATCTCTACCTAGCGGTGCCGCTTCGGCAAAGAAGTCGATACAACGGAATCTCGAATGGCTGCAAGGTTATGAGGAGATTGTCTTGTTCTTCGACAATGACGAGGCAGGCCGTCAAGCGACGGAGGAAGCGGCTAGCGTATTACCACCTGGCAAGGTCAAGATCGCTAACTTACAGGGCGATTTCAAAGATGCCTCGGATGCCTTATCAGCCGGTAACTCGCAAATAATTCGAGAGGCTATTTGGAACGCACGGCCTTACCGTCCAGATGGGATCGTTGACGGCAAAACCTTACTTGAACTAGTTACTACACCATCACCAGCATCAGATCATGACTATCCATTTCAAGGATTACAATCAAAGCTTCACGGGATCAGATATGGAGAGCTTGTCACGATCACTGCAGGATCTGGCATCGGCAAATCCTCATTCTGTCGTGAACTTGCAACTAACCTTCTTTCAAAAAGAGAACGGGTCGGTTACTTGGCGTTGGAAGAATCCAACCGCCGTACTGCTCTAGGACTTATGTCTGCCCATGTAGGTAAATCACTACATCTGGGTGAACACGATCGACAAACTCTCACCAAAGCTTATGAAGAAACTCTAGCTAAGTGGGATCTTTATCTTTTTGATGGGTTTGGTAGCTTTGATCCTGATATTATTTACAACAGAATCGAGTACCTTGCCGCTGGACTTGATACAAAAGTCATCTTTCTTGACCACCTCTCCATCCTCCTTAGTGGGTTAGATGGTGATGAGCGGCGTATGATTGACACAACAATGACACGATTGCGTTCACTTGTTGAACGTACAGGTATTGCATTGTTTCTTGTGTCGCACCTTAAACGTACATCATCGGATCATAACCATGAAGAAGGAGCACGTGTCACACTTGGACAATTGCGCGGATCTGCTGCGATTGCTCAACTCAGCGATGCAGTCATTGGATTGGAAAGGGATCAACAATCCAACAAAGATGGAGGTTCTACGACTGTTAGAGTCCTTAAAAATCGTTATTCTGGCGAAACTGGAGTAGCGTGTAATCTATCTTACGATCTTTCCAAATGTAAATTCTATGAAACCGAAAGCACAGCAGAGTTTGACCCAACAACAGATTTCTGAGCAGCCTTGGGTTGATTGCCCTGATGGCTTCTTTTGCTCACCACATCAGCAAGCTATTCTGACCCCACCTAACCCTCCTACACCTGAAGCAATTGAGAAAGCACAATTCAAAGATAAAACGTATCGTTGGAATGGGCGCTGATGCTAATCTTTGACATAGAAACGGACGGTCTATTACACAATGTTACTACCATCCATTGCCTTGTCATTCATGACACAGAAACGGATCAAACGATGGTGTTCAACGATCAATCGTTTGCGCGAGCTGGTAATCAACCCCCGCCGGATCCAATTGTTAGAGGTGTTCAAATCCTTGAAGATGCAGATCTCATTGCTGGTCATAACATTATTGGTTATGATCTTGGCGTCATCTCTAAACTTTATCCATGGTTTAGACGTATTGGTGATTGCTTGGATACTCTTTTGCTTAGTCGTCTATATCATCCGAATCTGATGGATATTGACAAACAAAAAACTTGGGAGGGTTTACCACTTAAGCTATATGGATCACACAGCCTGGAGGCTTATGGTTACAGATTAAACGAACACAAAGGTGAGTATGGTAAAACATCTGACTGGAGTGAGTGGTCTCCAGAAATGGAAGATTACTGTGTGCAAGATGTTAAAGTTACCACCAAACTATGCGAGCATTTCCGCCCATACCTAGCTGGATTGCGTTAGAGCAAGAAGCAGCTTTTATTTTACAACAGCAGGAGGAACATGGATGGTATTTTGATGAGAGAGCTGCATGGCAGCTTACACAGGCTCTCCAAAAAGAATTGGAAGAGACTTATGAAGTATTACGAAAAAGGCACCCTTTCGTCAAAGGCGAGGAGAAAACTCCTAAAAGAAATAACAAAACACAAGGCTATGTTCTTGGATCGCCATTCACAAGATTAAAAGAATTTAACCCTACATCACGAGATCATATTGCATGGATTCTTACGACCTTTTATGGATGGAAACCGACCCAGCTGACTGCCACTGGGAAGCCTATTATCGACGAACCGATCTTGAAGGAGATTGGATTAGACATTTCTACAACGTTATTGAGATGTTTGACGGTAACGAAAATGCTTGGGATGCTCTCACAAGGCATGAACGCATGGCTGAAGCTTGTTACGAATAAACAAAGAATACATCATCATTGTTCAGTTGCAACATCAACATTTAGATGCGCCCATCGAAACCCAAACCTTGCCCAAGTGCCAAGCGACCCAAGATTTAGAGAACTTTTTCTACCAACTCCAGGTCAAGTTATGGTCGGGGCTGATCTTGCTGGGATTGAGTTACGTATGCTTAGCCATTTTCTTGCCCGTTATGACGGCGGAAGATATGCGGACATTCTTCTCAACGGAGACATACACCAAGTCAACGCAGACAAAATAGGCATTAGCCGTAAACTAGTTAAGACCGTAACCTATGCTTTTCTTTATGGTGCAGGTGACGAAAAAATTGGGCACAGTTATGACAAACTTCTTTCATCCTCGGAAGCCAAGAAGAAAGGAAAAGAAATTAGACAAGCCTATATTGAAGCGATTGATGGACTCGATAAATTACTGGAGGCAATTAAGAAAGCTTCAGAACGTGGATTTATCAAAGCTCTCGATGGTAGAAAAATTATCGTGGATTCACCGCATAAAGCGTTGAACTATTGTCTTCAAGGTAACTCTGCTATTCTGGCTAAACGGTGGATGGTTATCAATCAAAACAATTTAAAACAATTAAACCTATGCTGTAGTCAGCTAGCTTTTGTACATGACGAGTTACAGTTTGAATGCTCACCCGAGCACTCACAAGACCTATGTTCATCCTTGGTATATTCAGCTAAAGAAGCTGGAGAATACTACAACCTCCGTGTCGAGATCGACGCAGAAGCAACCACTGGAAACAACTGGAGTGAAACACACTAATGAGAAGTAAATCATTGATGGGTGTAAAGAAATTTCAACCCTTCAAATCAAAGAAAACTACACAAGGACAAGGGCAACATAGTAAGCCAAAATCAGGTAAGAAAGCTTATCGGGGGCAAGGAAGGTGAAGCTACTTGTAGATGCGGATTTCGTTGTCTACAAATGCTGTGCCGGTGCTGAAACAGAAGTTGATTGGGGTAATGATGTAATCCTAGTAACAAGTAAATTTAGTGAAGCATACGCATGTGTCGAACGTGAACTAAAAAAGATCTCACAAAATTTTATGTGGGATGTACCACAGATTGTTCTGTTCTTCAGTGATAGTATCAACTTTCGTAAAAAAATCCAACCCGATTATAAGGGTAATCGCCAACGCAAAAAACCATGTGGTTATAAGCGTGTGATAAACAAACTCAAGACTGAGTATGAAGTTATCGTGATGCCTGAACTTGAGGCTGACGATGCCTTAGGTATTTATGCTACAGCTAATCCTGGCAATGTTATCTGCTCACCTGATAAAGACATGCGTCAAATTCCTGGTAGATTGTTTAACATGACAGAATTGATGAATGTGGAACAAGCAGAAGGAGAACGCTGGCATCTTATTCAAACACTTGCAGGAGATCAAACAGATGGATATTCAGGAGTACCCGGTATTGGTATTAAACGTGCCATCGCACTATTTGAAGAGAACGGATACAGCTGGAAAACCGTGGTGGAAGCATTTGCTGACAAAAATCTTTCAGAGGAAGTCGCACTTGAAAATGCAAGACTTGCAAGAATACTTACAGCAAATGATTATGACTTCACAAATAAACAACCAATTCTCTGGTCCCCCGCCAGTGATTATAGAGTTGACGATGGAACAGGATCTAAAGATGCGTCAAATTAAAGATGCACTTGAAAATCCTAAAGCAAGTAAGGAAGACATTATTACTGTGTTTCTTGCATTACAACGACAAAATTTTTGTCTGACAAATAACCTAACCAATCTTTTAAAACAATGGCCGAGTCACCCTCTCACTA